AATAGTTAACTGATGAGACCATATAGGTCGAAACGCTGTGAAGCGTCTTAACTTAAAAATCAACTACAATGAATGAATTACAAATTATTATCGAGAGTGTAAATGAATTATCAATTGCACTAAACATTAACATTAACCCTTTAAACTTATAATTATGAAACAATTAAACAACGACCAAATGATTAAAAAAGCGAACCAGCATGTTCGTGAGTTAGGACCAACAGCAAGTACTATTTTAACTATTGAAATTCAATCTTTAATAAAAAGAAGAATTGCAGAATTAAACAATGGAGCGGAGAATATTAACATCTTTCATCCGACACAAATTAACCAAGTATTAGAAACTTATTTATCAGTATTTAAAAACAACTTAAACTTATAATTATGAGAAACACATTTGAAGCAAAAGGAAACGCACAGTCAACAGAAGATTTAGAAATAACTAATAAGATTATGTATTTCGCACATAACTATTTTCACAATTGGATACTTGAAGTATGGCACGATAATACACATATGGCTAACCACCTTCAAGACAAATGGAGCGGATACAATAGAAGTAATGATAAAGGTGGAACTGCTAACTTCTTTAAGCTATATATGAACTTAACAGATGAACATAGGACTACATTAATTCAATGGATAAAAGCTAATTACAACTATAAATAGGCACACGCAGTCCAACTGGAATGGTTGTAAGCAAGGTTCGATTCCTTCTCCAGTATCAATGCCAATATTGGCAGATATTTAAAACTACAATTATGAAGAAAATTTTAATGTTTGTGATGTGTATGCTTATAGCTACACCCACGTTAACGAGCTGTTCATCTTACAGAGGTGGTTGTAAAACCTCTAAAATGAAAATGAAGAAAGCAAAGTGCTGGAACGCTAAAAAACAAAAATACACAAGATGCAGATAGACGAAACCACAAGTATAACAATCGCAGATGTTACGCTTATAGTATCATACAGCTATGAGAAGGGAGAAGACAGAGAGTGGGATTATCCAGGTTCTGCTCCTGAAGTAACGATAGAGACTATTTTTCTTGAGGATAGTCTCATAGACATCTACGAATTATTAGAGACATCAAGCTATAAATTTATTAACGAATTAGAAGATATAATAATAGAAAAACACGAAAATAGATAACTTATGGGATACTTAGAAACACAAAAAGACAGAGACTTCGATAGAATTACTGATTTAATGGGAGACTATTTAGAGTCTCAAAAAAACGAAAAGTCACTACGCAAGGACTTGAAAGAAGTCAGAGCTGCGGTCAAAGGAATACTGGACTGGAGTCAAAGAATAGGTAGTGATGAGATTTACGAGCTGAATCAAATAGTGACGTTTATTAATCGAAGTATAATTAAAAATAAATAGATATGGGATATATAAAAGAATATTTAAAAAAAGATCCAAACAATTGGAAGTGGCTAATTTGTTTTTATGCAATAGCTTTAGTGGTATGTTTACTTTTATCTATACAGTTTGATGTTTGATTTTAATCAAACCACATCAAACAATTAGGTACGACAGCGTGTCTTTTTGGGTACGTTGTCATATCTTTATTTGTTTTTATTAATTATTTAAAGTATATTTACAAACAAATTATAACAATATTATGAGCGCAGAATTAAGAAAGTTTTTTGAATCCCTTAACCCAACCAACCAACCTTCAATGGGCCATGCCAAACATATGGCTACGTGTTATGAAATGATAAACTCTAATGATAAAGAAGAGAATATCATTGACGTACAGCACGAAGAAATTGACGAAGATGAATATCCTTTAGGCATTTAGTTATGAGCAAAGACAAAATAAATTTAAAACTTACAGTCTGGTCTGTTATAGGCATGATTTCCGTCCTAATTGGATATCAGTCCTACAGACTTATAACTTGGCTACTTACACTTTAATTTGAATTGTAGTTGATTCAAGCAATCCCCTCCACGTTTTCCATGTTGTTTTCGTGGGGGTTTTTGTGGTACAAAACATAACGTAATGGCAATAAACAGACAACATTGGACAAGCACCAATACATTAGAAGAAGTAAAAGTTGATACACCATCTTATTACGATGGAGACAACAACTACACTGCCATAGAGGTAGTGACAAATTTTAATCTAAATTACAATTTAGGAACTGCATGTACGTATATACTAAGAGCATACAGTAAGCACGAAAATCCTAATGAAGATATTCAAAAAGCAATAGATCACTTGCAGTTTGAATTAATCAAATTAAAAACCAAATAAATGAAAAGAGATATATTTGATATTTACGCAAATGCAATAGCAAAAAAATTCCACATTACTTTAGACGAAATGTTTGCAAAAAGCAGAAGAAGTGATTTAGTTGATGCAAGGCAATTGCTTTATTATTTATGCATGGAGCGTCCTATAAGGGTCTCTTATATAAAGAGATTCATGGAGGAAAATGGCCATACAGTAACGCATTCTAATATTATTTATAGCTACAAAAAAGCAAAAGAGCTTATCGATGATGACTCTGATTTTAAGACAATGATAAATGATATTTTAGAACAATAAAATGTATACTTTAAAAGAAATATTAAATCAAGCAATTACAAACAATGTTGTACAAATAGACAATACTGACTCGCCCAGCTTTAATGTTATAAGGATGGGGGTTAAAATTCAAAAGTTTAACAATCGTATCGAAATATTAAATACTTCAAAAGGTGGATCTTATTATAAAGAGTGTGATGAAGAAGAGTATTCGTTTTTTACTGACTATGGATGGAAGACTGGTTGTGTCAAATTAGCAATACATAATTGCATCCATAAATTAAAGCTAATAGAAAATAAAATTAAAACTGAAGTGAACACACGTAAAAACGATAAGCACATTCAGAACTTAAAAAACAAAAGAGAACTTGTTCTGTGTAAGCACGCAGAACTGCAACTTAAATTAAAATCAATTATTAATTAAATTCAATTCAAATGAGTACAGACAAAAGTTATTTTGACAAGCTGATTGCGATAAACGTAAAAAGCAAAGTAGAAAAAAAGGGTAATCTTGATTACCTATCATGGGCCAATGCGTGGGCATACCTAAAATTACAGCATTCAGATGCACAAAGAAATGTGTATGAGTCTCCAGAGACTGGACTAAACTGGTTCACAGATGGTGTTACTGGCTATGTAAAGGTTGGTATTGTAGTAAACAATATTGAGCATATTGATTATCTTCCAATTAAGGACTTCAGAAACAAATCAATTACTGTAGACAAACTTACATCAATGGATGTAAACACAGCTATCCAAAGAGCCACTGCTAAAGCGATTGCAATGCATGGATTAGGTTTAAGTTTATATGCAGGAGAAGATTTAGTAGAGACAACAAACATAACAGCAAATCCACCTAAAGCAGAAAAGGTTAAAACTTTAATCACTTTAGATATTGGAGATACTAATTGGGTTAAAGTACTTAAGTATGTGTCATCCAATAAAAAGTTAGGCTTAGAGGCTATAGCAAGTAATTTATCTACAAAGTATAATATGAAAGCTGTCGTTAAAAAAGAAATCGCTAAAGCCATTAAGAATGGATAAAGTAGATATACTTAAAGCTCTTGAAGACGATTCTAAATACTATGGAGACTTCGGTAAGCAATTCTTATCGAATTCTGACATAGGTAAGCTGTTAAAAAATCCAACGCAGTTTAGAAAAACTCAAGAGATGACAAAGCCAATGTTGGAGGGTAGATATTTTCACACAAAAATATTAGAACCACAGAAACTTGATGAGTTTAAAGTTATAGATGCTTCTTCAAGGAACACTAAAATATATAGTGAATCTATTAACGAGGGAGAAATACTTTTACTTAGAAAAGAGCAGGAGCATTTAGATTATCTGTGTACTAAAATGACCTCCAATATGGAGATGTTTGATTATATTTATGATGATGGCAATCAGTTTGAAGTTCCAGAGGTACAACAAATTATGACTTTAGATTGGAAGGGTAAAGCTGATATTGTTAACCATAACAAGCATTTGCTGGTAGACATCAAAACAAGTGGAGACATCGATAAATTCATGTATAGTGCTAAGACATATAATTACGATAGTCAAGCCTATATATACCAAAGACTTTTTGATAAGCCTTTAATTTTTTTAGTAATAGATAAGCGTACAGCAAGATTAGGGATCTTTGAATGTTCTGATTCTTTTTTAAGAGGAGGACAAGAAAAGGTAGAACAAGCTGTTGAAGTTTATCATAAATATTTTAGTGATGATGCAACTGCTGATATACATTCGTACATCCATAGGCAAGTATTATAGGTCTATGTTTACAAAAAAAAATACTGTTATGTGGATAGAAGTTCCAATGTCTTGTAACAGCGTAGAGCATAAAAATAACATTATGTTATCTACATTAAACCACATGGAGCAATTAATTAAAATCAAGTAATTATGAGTGATTATGAAATCAAGCCAGGGACTTTTTCTCTATTTAAAAATGAAAACAGAACAGATGACAACAATCAGCCCCATTACAATGGTAATGGCAAAGACATGAATGGGAATGATTTCCAAGTGTCTGCGTGGGTTACAACGTCTAAAGGAGGTAAAACGTATTTTTCTTGTAAGATGCAAGAGCCATACAAAAAAGAGGAAAATCAGAATGTAGTAGAGACTGCAAATGCTTCTGATCCAGACTTACCATTTTAATCAACTAATTAAGACAAAAGTTTAGAGGGCTTTGCCCTCTTTCTTTTTCTTATAAGTGTGTTGAATGTTAAAAAAAACGAGCTTTATATAAGCTCTAACGTAAAAAATAAAATCAACTACTACTTAACTGTATTTACTTATATATTATTAACATTATTAACATAAAGTAATATAAGTATTTAATCTATAGTTAGTTAGATAAAAAAAAATCAACAAAATTCTAACATCAAATGGACATAACGATATTTAAAGACATAAAACAAACATCAAGACCTTTCTTTAGAAATATAAATTTAGTATTAACAAGAATACAAGATGGAGCATCTAAAGAGATAGTAAAAAAGATTAGAGCTGAAAAGGATAAAGAAAACAGAAACATATTAAAGCAAAAACTACCTGCTATATGTTTCAGTGGAAAGTTTTCTAAAAGAGCAGACAATGCCCTTCAAGAACATAGTGGATATATTTGTTTAGATTTTGATGGCTACCCATCAAACAGAGACATGTTACAAGAAAAAGAAAGATTATCTAAGGATAAATATATCTATACAGTTTTTATATCTCCAAGTGGGAATGGATTAAAAGCTATTGTAAAGATTCCACCTATTGTAGACAACCATAAAAGCTACTTTGTAAGCCTTGAAAAATATTATGATAGCGAATACTTCGACAAGACATGTAAGAACGTCTCTCGTGTCTGCTATGAGTCTTATGATCCCTTAATTCACATAAACGCTCAGTCAAGTTTATGGGATAAAATAACGGAGCAAGAGTACGTAGAGGTAAACAAGCATACAGACATTCCTACGATACCTATCACAGACGAAAACAAAATAGTTGACATACTCGTGAAGTGGTGGACTAAAAAGTTTCCAATGAACGAAGGAGAAAGAAATAACAATGCATATGTTTTGGCTGCAGCCTTTAATGATTTTGGAGTTTATCCATCCTTGGCTGAATCATCCCTTTTGAATTATCAAACAAAAAACTTTACAAGAGCAGAAATAAAAAGAACAATAGATAGTGCCTACGCACAGAAGCATAATTTTGGAACAAAGTATTATGAAGACGAGGATAAGGTCAACAACCTTAGAATGAAACTTAAACGTGGAGTAGCAAAAAAAGATATCAGAGTTGAGCTTGAGAACTCTGATGTAGAAAAAACGACAATAGAGAATGTAATATCAAGACTTGACCAAGAAAACGCTAATAACCAGTTCTGGACAAAGAATGACAAAGGAGTTATTAAAATAGTACACATACTTTTTAAACAGTTTTTAGAAGAAAACGGATTTTTTAAATTCAATCCTGAAGGCAGTAAAAATTACGTGTTTGTAAAAGTTACAAATAACTTAATAGACCACACCTCAGAAAAAGAAATTAAAGATTTTGTTTTAAACTATCTGCTGGAAGTTGACGATTTAAGTGTTTACAATTATTTTGCAGAACATACTCGATATTTTAGAGAGGAGTTTTTAACCCTACTATCATCTATTGATGTATACTTTATTGAGGACAGCAAAGACACTGCTTATCTATACTACAAAAACGGAGCAGTTAAAGTAAAGCATGACAGTATTACTAAAATTGATTATTTAGACTTAGGTGGTTACGTATGGAAAGACCATGTTATAGACAGAACATTTCAAATATGTGAAAGCGATAACTGTGACTACCAAAAATTTATTACAAACATCAGTGGAAACCATGAACAAAGAAATTTATCTATGCGTTCTACTATTGGATATTTATTACACGCTTGGAAAAATCTTTCTTACTGTCCAGCAGTTATATTAAATGATGAAGTTATATCTAACAACCCTGAAGGGGGGACTGGTAAGGGGTTGTTTATGAACGCCTTGTCACACATGAAGAAACTTGTTGTGATTGACGGAAAGTCTTTTAACTTTGAGAAAAGCTTTGCTTATCAGTTAGTTTCAGCAGATACTCAAATACTTTGTTTTGATGATGTAAAAAGACATTTTGATTTTGAAAGATTGTTTAGTGTAGTTACGGAAGGGCTTACCTTAGAAAAGAAAAACAAGGATGCTATTAAGATTCCATTTAGCAAATCCCCCAAAGTTTCCATAACAACTAACTACGCCATTGTAGGAGAAGGTTCATCTTTCGCAAGAAGAAAATGGGAATTAGAACTGGCCCAATATTATACAAAAGACGTAACACCATTAACAGATTTTGGCAGATTGATGTTTGGAGAGTGGGATGATGCTGAATGGTGTAGTTTTGACAATTACATGATAGGTTGTTTACAAATATATATGAAGCATGGATTAATAAAAGCTGAGTTTGTAAACCAGTCTATCAAGAAGTTTATTGAAAGCACATCCATGGATTTCGCTGAATACTGTGGAGCGCTTGGAGGCTCAAAACAAAATGATAAATTAAATATTGGTGGGCGTGTTTACAACCAAGAGTTGTTTTTAGATTTTGTAGAACAAAACTCTGATTATGATAGGTATGGTAAAATGAAATTATCAAACACTAAGTTTAATAAATGGTTAGTCTCTTATTCAAAATTTGAGTTTGATTGTATGCCTGATGAGGGTAGAGATGCACCAGGCAAATGGATTAGATTTAGAAACAAACATGAGTTAGAAGTTAACGGAACAATGGATTTTTAGTATGGAGTTTAGAGCCTATCAATCCGAAATAATTAATAAAGCCAAACCTCTATTGCTAAAACATAAATTTGTTTATCTTGCGATGGAGGTAAGAACTGGTAAGACTCTCACGAGCTTGGGTGTAAGTGAGCTTTTGCCAGTTTCTAACCTTTTATTCATAACTAAAAAGAAAGCCATAACCAGTATTGAAGATGATTATAAACTACTTAACCCTTCTTACAGTATTACTGTTATTAACTACGAATCATTACACAAAATAGACCAAAAGGGTTGGGATATGGTAGTATGTGATGAGGCTCATGGTATGGGTGCTTTTCCAAAAAGAAACAAACGATCTACACAGGTACGTTCTTTGATCATAGAAAATAATCCTTTTGTAATATTTTTATCTGGCACACCTACACCAGAATCATATTCACAAATGTACCATCAAGTTTCTGTAATGTGGAATCATCCTTTTAGCGATTATAAAACTTTCTATAAATTTGCTAAAAAATATGTAAACGTAAAACAAAGAAAAATTAATAGTTTACTTATAAATGATTATAGTAATGGTTTAGATTCTATAATAGATGAAATGAAACCACACACAATCTCTTACACACAAAAAGAAGCAGGTTTTAAAATAAAGACTACAGAGCATGTTTTGGAAGTTGAGATGAGTCCAATAACCTATCAATTAGCTAACAAATTAAAGAAACATTTAGTTGTTGAGGGAAGTGATGATGTAATATTAGCAGACACACCAGTAAAGTTAATGATGAAACTTCATCAGATGTATTCAGGGACTGTAAAGTTTGAGTCTGGAAACTCTATGATTTTAGATCTAAGCAAGGCTCAGTTTATTCATGATAATTTTGCTGATGCAAAAATTGGTATATTTTATAAGTTTAAGGAAGAGCTTAACGCACTGAAAGAAGTTTATGGAGATGATTTATGTACTGATTTAAGTACTTTTAATGAGACCAATAAAACTATAGCTTTACAAATTGTCAGTGGTAGAGAGGGAATTAGCTTACGTAAAGCTGATGCTCTTGTTTATTATAATATTGATTTCTCGGCAACCAGCTACTGGCAGTCCAGGGATCGTATGACAACAAAGGAAAGATTAGAGAGCGATGTATACTGGATATTTTCTCGTGGAGGAATTGAAGCTGATATATACAAGGCAGTTGTAAAGAAAAAAGATTACACCCTAAGACATTTTAAAAGAGATTTATTAACTTTAAATTAAATATAATGAAAAACAAGAAAAATTATGGAAAACTGGCTTATGCTTCAGATGACTGGTCTTTTGAATACTCGTACAACGATGTAAAAGTAAAAGCATTAGTAAAATGGATGAGTGACGAAGATAGAATACTTGAAAGATGGGAGATTTTAGAAAAAACTAAAACTATGTTTATAAAAGAACGAACTTTAGCTGATATATTAAAGAAATTAGTTTTAAGTCAAAAAATACAAAGACTATCTCATGGATTATATGCGTGTTTAAACTTTAAACCAACTTTAAAACATTAATGAAGTTTATAAAATTTTTTTTAATTTGGTACAGTCAACAAATGGCGATACCTTTTTGGATAATTGGACACGTACACTTACACTTTGCCACCTGGCATGACCTATATGAATACGCTTTGTCTATATTTTTACACGTTATGGTTGCGGTTGGCTTTTGGATTGATTGGAAACAAAACGGAAAAAAATGACAGAAAAAACATTAGGAGAATATTGTCAAACAATTTGGATATTTGGAGAGCCGCATGATATGTGGATTCCAATGATGAATCCAGTATATTTAACAGAAAACAACTTATGGGATGACAGAGCAACAGATACAAAACAAAAGGATTAAAGAGCTTGAAGCAGAGGGTTATTATGTTATTAAATTAAAGCTAACCAATAAGAATGGAATTCCTGATTTAATAGCCTTACCTCCTGGATGTAATGTTTTGTTTTCAGAGGTAAAGAAACCAAAGGGAGTGTTATCAGAATTACAAAAATATAGATTGAAAGAATTAAAAAAGTATGGGTTCAAAACAGAAGTATACAAAGGATAATACTGTCGAATTTGAAGATGATTTTATAGATTCATTAGCAGAATTAGAAGATATACTTCTTAAGTTGAAAATTGGAAAATATATAGATGAAAATTTAAGAGATTATCCAGTAAATAAATTAACAACATACGTGGTCGGAGGAGTTGTTATACATAACAATGAATCAATTTATTTTGCTATTGAAATATTGAGAACTCCTCGAATGAATTTAGTTTTAACAGACTTTCATCTAATAGATTTAAACGAATATTTAGATTTAATTAATTTAAATTTATACATAAAATGAATCATAATCAACAGACTATAAATAATATTATATATATTATAAACGAAGAATTAGGAATTGATTTAATGGAAAGTTCTAAAAATAGAAAAAGAATTTACGTTTTTGGTAGAGCTTTGCTATATACAATTCTAAGGAAACATTTAAAAATGACACTGTGTGATATTTCAAAAGTTTTCAACAATAATCATGCAACAGTTTTGCATAGCTTAAAACAGCTGCCTTTCTTATTAAAATTTGACACAACACTGGCAACTAATTATAATAATGTTATGTACACATGGCTTGGAAATGTTAATAACTCTGTCAATATATCGGATCAAGAATTAAAAACAAGGATAAAATACTTAATAAATGAAAATAAAATGTTAAATTTGAGAGTAAACGATCTAAACCTAAAGCTTTCTCACTATACAGGTAAATATCATAAATACTTAGAGCTAAGTCAAGAGTGGGGATTTAGAGTTGGAGATAGATTTGATGAATTTAAGAGAAAAGTAAATACTTTATTAAATGGAATGTAATTATAACTTTGAGGATTTAGATAAGATTATGAATTTTACTTCTTGGTCTGAGAAAAAGAAAATTGATACTTTGCTTTTTATAGACTGCTCCCTCTACACTAACATGGGCAGAGAGTCAACACAAACGGAACGAAATGTTACCAAATCTAAGTCTAAAAAACTATACAAAGCTATATATAAAATAGATCCATCAGTTGGTAAACTCATATTAAAATCTATAGATTAATGACGAATCCTATATCAGCTGATGATTTGCAAGCTATCAGTCATATTAATTATGTGGCCAATAGTATGCATTCACTGACTGATGATTTGTACGAAGACCTTATGGATAGAGAGCATGAAGATGCTAAAAAAAAAGCTAAAAACATTATAATTATAATGAATGATTTAATAAAATCTTTGTCAGATGAAATCTAAAAATATTAAAAAGTTAAACACTATAACTGAAATATTAAGATTAAAAAAACTTCCTCAATCGGCAAAAGTTTTATTAAAAATAAAAAAGTTACAACAAATGTTATGAATAAAGGAATTGCTACAGAACTACAAGACTTCTGCGATACTATAGCAGAAAGATATTCTAATGTTAAAAGAGTGGGAAATGTCAACAACGAAACATTTTTGGTTGAAGAAATAATACCAACCTCAGACCACAGCGCATGTGTAAATTTTGTAAAAACAGGAGGTAAAGTTGCAGTTGCTTTTTTTTATTACATAAATAAAGGACGATCCAAGGGGTGGAAGTACTTTTTCCCAACAGACTCACACGTAAATGGATTTCAAGCGTTTTTATATTATAAGCTGGAAGCGGAACGTAGAAATTATTCTAAGAATTTTTAGCCTTACACTTAGCCCAGTGTATTTCAGCGCACTTCTCGTAGTCCTCAATATCTTCAAAGTATTGCCTAACATTATCATAAACATCATCTTCCATAGGAATAATAGGAATTGATGGGTTGAAAACCACATACACATCTTCCCTGTGTTCAAGCATTTGATGATATGTTTCCTTGCCTGTTAAAAGTTTATAGCTATCTATCATGCATTTGTGTTCATCAAAAGCCATATTTAATCTTTGTTTTTTGTTGGTTTTACAGGGGGTTTTACTACGATAGGTTTTATCCCAATTGGTGTGATTATAGTTGGTCTTGGCTTAGGAACAACGATAGGCCTAATGATAACTTGAGGGTTATATGGAATAGTGTTGTAGTATGGAATAGAGTTATTGTATTGATAAGTATTATAAATTTTTGGTCGTAGTGAATTTACATCAATAAGAACTGTGTCACCAGCATGAGTTATTCCTAAAACTTTTGCAAAATGAAACGGTTCATGTGTTGATCGACAACTGCTAATAATTATTAAAAATAATAACATAAATAAAAAAGTTATTACTGCGTTAAATGGGTGTGCAATTATATTTAATACTATATTTCTTACGTAATTATACATATCTCTCATAATTTTTTATTTATACATTTGATCAAGAAGCTCTTTTCTTAAACGCTTTTGTTCTGCTTTAGCTTCTTTCTGTATTTTAAGATAATCTTCCAGCGGACCATCTTCTTTAGTGTCTGGGTATAGTTCTGGGAAATATCTCTTCTGTTCAGCTTTTGTTAACTTTAAACCTTTACTTTTATTTCCTCCCTTTTGCTGGTACTCAGAAAAATTAAAAAGTTTTAAAATAAACTCACCCATAGATTTTGAGTCACCAATTGTAGAAAAGTTTTTCATAAACTTTCTTAACTGTGGTGCTGGTATACCTGTGAGCGCAATTGCTTCTGCCATAAATTTATTCATAGCCTCTTCTTTTTTTACACCTTTTGCTTTTTGCGCACGCATGTATAAATTTGCCAGCTGTGCTGTTTGACCTAAAATTGGAATTGTTGATGGAATTTTTGCCCATGGCTTATCTAACACAACATCTTTAACGGTCTCGGCTACTTTTCCTATAATAAACAAAGCATTTAAATTACCTAAAAAAGCGGCTATTCCTAAATCTTTTTTATCTTCATCATTCATCCCTCTTAAAAGGCCTGGCAATCCAGCTGATACCCATTGGAATACCACTGGCATCACTACATGATACACTGCTAAACTTCTTGCAGATTTACCTAAACTTCTCCAGTAATTCAATTCTCCATTATCTCTTACAACTCCTTTACCCTGCTTGCCACCACTTTTAACAATTCTATACATGTTTCTTGCTGCAATAATTTCTCTACGGAAATATTGTTTTGGAGTAGTCAAGAACATATTAAAGGCTCTTATAAGCGCCCCTTGAGTTTGAAAGTAATCTTTATCTTGTAAATCAGATGACTGCTGAGTTCTTAATGTATCAGCTTCAAACTTTTTTATTGCATGATCAATAACCTCTTGCTCTGATGCTTCAGGGTTTTTCTTTTTAAATTCATTTTTATAGTATAAGTAATTTGGAACACCACCAACAAGTATAGCACCTTTATCCCCTGTCATTGTGGTCCACATTAAAATTTTACTAATCTTATCTTGTTTTGCGTTTGTTAATCCAAAACGCTCTAACAGACCACCATTCATTTTTTCAAACTTTTCATCAGCATATGTTTCTACAGCTCTTTTAATTGTTTGTCCATACCTGTCTTGTAGAACAATTGAGTTGTCTAAAACTTCGTTTACTAATTTTTTTGCTTGAGTCGTACTCATAGCAGCGTTTTTAACCCAATTTATATAACCAATATCATTTCCATACGTGATGAAAGATGTCATTTGTTTTAGTATAAGTGTTGGGTTTAAACCTAAACGAGATAATAAAAATGTATTATTAAAAGTATTTATTATTTGAATTGATCTTTGTGATTGTATTCCCTTGTTTGCTATTTTTTTAATAGAATCATCGATGTATGTGTAAATAGAAGAACCAAATTTTTCTTTAATGGTTTCTTTTATCATTGGTGATGAAAATATTTTATTGATATCTCTTATAGCAATACCATATGCAGCAAAATACTCCATGTCTTTGGTGTAATTAAGTAACGCATCAATACCATCTGTTTTTTCTATCGCATTTGTGTTTTGCATTCTAACTTTAGTACTGGCAGAACCAACATTGGTAATCCATGATTGACTGTCGGCTAATAAATCTAAGGCTTCCATGTCATTTTCGTTTTGACGATACACACGACCAGCATAGTTTTGATTCCAAGGCATGTCAGTCCTGTAAATCTTCTTGTAAGTATCGTTGTAGTGGTCATAAGAAGATGGGTAATAATCTTTTATCATCCACTCAGATACTTCTTTTAATCTGTCATCTAATTTATCACTTATCTCTTGCTCTATTCTGCTCTTAAATTCATTGTCAAAAGTTAAACTTCCTTTTCTTGTAGCATCAAAAGTAGTTATCATACTACCCTCTAAAGATGGATCTTGCATTTGAGAATAAAAATAAAGCAATTGGTTTTGACTTATGTTCATCGTATTTGAATCAATCTCTTTTTGTATTGAATTAATTAAATCCGTTCTTTCTCCCTTTTTTAAAGTTTTATTTTCTTGAGCTTCTTTTAATTGTCCTTGAAGTAAATCATCTTTGACCTTACTACGAACAATAGATTCAGTCATCTGAGAGTTTTTTCTGTTTATGTTAACCCATTTATTACCAAATAATTCTGTCATTTTATTGGAAAGACTTAATTGCTGTCCAATCATTCTTGACTTATAAACTCTTGAAGAAGAACGTATTTTTTTCTGCGTCAGCTCTTGAGTTGCACCTTCAAATATTTCGCCTGGTTGTGTAGATATTCTATCTATCAAACCTGTCATATCTTCTGCAGTTCCAAGTAAACCTTGTTCAATTTTACTGGCCAAACTGTTTAGTGAACCTTTGAATCTTTTTATAACACCTTCTACTTTCAAGCCACCTGATTCTTTAGCATCAAGTGAAACATCTTTTTTAATTTTTTGAAACTCTTCGTTTACCATAAACTCAGTAATTTCATTTTCAGGTATACCTTGGTCAATAAGTGATTGCCTTGCATCGATATCTATACCTGTCATGTCCTTGTATACAGCTCTCTCATTCTCTCTGTATTGTATAGCGTCTTGTAGTAATTCGTACTCAAAATTAGCTTTACCAGACTCTTCTATTTGCTTTAAGCTGTTGATTACTGAGCTTAACTGAGTAGTTTTATTAGAGTCATTCATATCTTGAGTAAAAGATGTGTTTATCTGCATGGCTATTGTAATTTCAGCCATCTTCTGCAAGTCGTTTTTGCTAAATGTAGATTTAGTTTTACGACTTTTTTTATCTTTTTCATCTACTACCTCTTCTGTAGAAACTTGGTTATATAACTTTAAAAGTTTTTCATTGGCTTCCATTATTTGATCGCCAGTTGACTTAGGGTTCACTACTAATTTATTGATACGATTTAACTTTTTACGAGTTTCATTATCAATTTTCACACCTTTGAATCTACCGCTTTGAATAGTGGTATATTCTTTATCGAGCATTTTAAATAAAACACTCTCAAGTCTTATGTTAGTTTTTGTAGTAACTTTTTTAAAAACATCGTCTTTAACTGATTCAAAATTAGTCGCATCAACTCTGTTTACATTGTCTATTAAATCAGTTATTTCTTTTTTAGTATATAAATCTCTTGGCAGAACCATACGAATATAGTTTCGTAATGCTCTTTGAACTCCTTTAATATTTTTTTCGTCAAATTTAATGTTTCTAATTCTTCTATTAATAGCTGCAATACGTTTTGGATTAGCCTTTAATGGATCAGGAAGCAGTATGTTTAACATATCACGCTCCATAGCAAGCTGTTGAGATGTCTGTCTTTTACCTTTTACGCCTACGCTTTTGTATCCTGGAAGCGTCATAAAGTAATCTAAAACTTTTAAATTAAGTTGCTCGTCAGTCAGTGGAACTTGTTTTGTTTTTCTGTTTTTTGCAACTCTGTCTTTAATTAAATTATTTTTTTCAACTAATTTTTTATAGTAAGTATCAACATCTTTCATTAATTTAAGACCAGCCAGAAAACCACCCTTTATGTCGTTAAAACTTGTAGGGTACTCTCTAAACATGTAAGAGTCAAAAGCTTCGCTTTCTAAAACTTTGAATGCAGCACTAATTTCTTTTGCACTATAAGCATTTACTGTTTTGCCATCAACCTTCCTTTTTCTTCTTTTTAAATAATCTTTTATAGCTCCATCTGTAAATCCACCTTCTTCTCGGCCAGCTATTATAACTCTAAGCAAATCGTTTTCATTGTCCATTACTTGCTGACGACCTGTTCGAGTAGGGTTTTTAACTCTCCCTTTAGGACCATTCACATAAACACCGCCACCACCACCATAAGCTCCTAACTTGGCTCTTTTAGCTGTGTATCCTGGACCAATTCTATTAAACTGTCTTTGTATGTCAGAGACCATAGCTTGAGCGCTGTAGTAACCACTTGCTGGCATTCCAGTTTGATCTTTTACTTGCTGCTCAGTAGATTGTTCTCTACCTTCTCTTATTTCTGATTTTACAGTAGCTACTTTAGGGCCTGAACCTGCACTACTGGATACATTAGATGATTTAAAGTCTTTTGTGTTTTCTCTTGTAGAAACCACTGCACCTGATTTGTTAAATTTTGTATAAGAATCAGTAACCTCAGTGCTTTGATAAAAATTTGTAGGTTGAACAATAGTATTTATTTTAGCTTTTACAGTCCATGCAAAAGATGGATGATAATCTGAATCTCCCTTCTTTGGTTTTAAAGGAGCTTCCAAAGTTGTATTATCGAACTCAACAAGACCTATAATATCAAATTTTTGACTTCCTACATTCATAGGATCTTCTAATAAATCAGAAAATTGAGTTTTGTTTTTAACACCTAAAGCAGCTTGAACTTTTTTGTTTGAAGCTATTTTATCGTTTAATATTTTTCTTAAATCTGGTGAATAATTATTATCAATATCTAAAAGCTCTACTAATCTTTTAGGATTATCTTTAAATTCATTTAAATTAGTTAGATTTTTTTTATATTTTTTATTAAATATTTTTAATGCACTTTTGCCATTTTTACTTTTTAAACCATCATTAAAACTTGCAATCAACTCTTTATTGGTTAGTATATTATTATCTAATAATTTTTCAGTTAATTGCTCAAATATATTTTGTTGAAACTGCCAAGAACCTTCTTTAGTTCCTACGTGTGGAGCAAATAAATTTGCATTTCCATCTATAGCATTTTTGATAAATCCTTCAGCTTGAACTTTAGTGTTAAACGCAGCAACATTAGAAACCTCTCCTAACTTAGTTCCTGTTTTTTCCATCATGTCAGCAACATAATTTTTACCTCCATATAAGTCTAATACAATACCAGCTCCAATGTCAGTTGGTCCAGCATTAGTAAAATCATACATGTTAGTCACAAAGTTTTGCCCATTATAATCTTGTAAATCTTTTTGAATAATGTTTTTTGCATAAGACCTGGCATCTGTATTAATGTCTGGAGCTTTTGATTCTCTACCTTCAAAAGTAAAAGTACCAACTTGACCAGAATCACCTTGTTCTTGCTCTACATCTAATTCTTCATCTATTTTATTTAAAATATCTACATCACCTTCAGTAATTTCTGTTCCTGTTCTCACTTTTTTAGAAAACGTGTTCATAAAATCAATAACTGACTCGTCTGTTTTACCAAAACCACCAGGAATTGTAACGCCTAATTTAGCCGCCATTGATCTTATAAATTCTATAACTTTATTCTTCCCTGGTTTTTTTAATGTTTTATATTCAGTAGCCATTAAAGAGAATAACTCTGCTAACTTCTCTTCATTTTTAATATTTTCATCATAATTTTTAGCAAAATTATCTATTCTTTTAGCTAACAAAGATTCAGCTGGCAAAGTTTTTCTTACAGATGTTATTAATTTCAAAGCTGCTTGTTGAGCTTGAATGTCTCCACCTGATATTTTTTCTAAAAATACTGCATGGAAAACTTCGTGTGCTACCGTATTTCCTTTAGCTTTAGTTAAATTAACATGTATAACTTTGCTGTTTGGATTGTAGTAACCGCGACTACCTTTTGTGCCATACTTTTCATACTCCGCTTGAGTATCGTGTAATACCATTTTTACATTAGGAGCAAGTTTTGCAATTGCACGAGCAGCTTTTTTAGCTTTATTAACTACAGCAGCTGCCATAGATGTATTTTCTATCTCTGTACTTCCTTCTTTTTGTTTACGATTTATAGATAAATTATTTGAAGATGTTTCAACATTATCTATTATGTCTTCTCCAAAAAAATCGTCTATATCGTTTTGATCATCTTCCGTTACTTCCTCCTCGGTCTTCTCCCTGTCTTTAGTTTCGTTTTCGGTTTCACTCTGTTCGGTAGACTGGCTGTTGGGTACGCTTTGTCCCATCGTTTCGCCACTTCTGGAAGATTCTTGTGCATCCAGGCTCTCTGTGCTTTGCTCTTGTAAGGCATCTTGTTCGGTTTTAATTTGTTCAACTGTAGGGTTTTGCACCCCCTTATCTTGTAAAGATTTTGTGGCATCTTCTTCTGTAACTAAAACAGATTCTTGAATTCCTTCAGTTTCATTC